TGATTATCGAATCCGTCGTTGTAGTCGGCATCCTGATTCGTAGTGTAAGTAGTAATGTCTGTCCATGTTCCCGGCGCACCGACAGAGCGTTGCAGGGTGAGTGTGGCGACCCACGTTCCTGTTGTTATGATGTGCAGATTCCTGTCCACCGTCAGACCACTCACTCTGATTTCATCGGAAAAGACATTCGCAGCGCCTAGAATCTTATCCCTGATGTGCCCGTCTTCGGAGGTCAGCTTGAACAGCGACCCAACGTTCGATGACTTGAAGTACGCCTTCGAAGCAGTTAACGTAGTTGTGCCTGATATCGTCGAGGAAGTCATCGTAATGGATGTCAGATTCTCCACCAAGAACGGGCCGTCGTTGGCGGCGTAAGTTACCACCGACCAGCTAGTAGTGGAACGCCGTTCAATCTTCATCTGGCGGATTCCTGCGCACGCCACGAAGATGATGTCCCCCGACTGCACATACCGGATGTTATCCAAGTCTGAAGCACCCCACGGGGTAGGCAGTGTCAACTCTCCCGAGGCGTCTATCACGCAGGAGTCTACCAGCGTTGGGTAGTCATCGCGGTTAAACAACCGGATGTGGAAAGTCCCCAGCGGTGTGAACGTCAGTGAATGCGTCCCAACCCCAAGCGAGGTCTCGGAAATGTAGTCGTCATCTCCTGCCGAGGAGCCGATACGGAGTAGCAGTACCCCTTGGGTAACCACAACACGCAAGGCGTGTTCTCCGCTTCCTGAGAGGGCTACGGCTTGATCTCGGACTGCGGCGAGAGTACCGTCACCTAACAGCGACATATACCCGCCAGTGAGCCACGCAGACACCGCGAAGCCCCCCTCGTCACTATCCGTCCAGCTTGTCAGGTTGGAAGTAAAAGTACCGTTGGCGATAACACTGGTCGCGAGTGCCGACCGGGTTATCTCCCCGTCGTCTACCAATACCCGCATCAAGTTAGGGGTTAGCTCAAGGAGTGCCGTATCGGTTACTGAGAATACGAACGGGAGATACCGTGCTGCTTGGTGATTGTGCGTGCCGCCAATGAACTGAAGCCCAGGCCGTAAGGACATCGGGCCGAGCACGCGAGGCATCCAGTTGGTTTGTTCTTCCGCGCTTAGTGTGATGCGCTTAACATCGGTGCGAGCGAGTGCCAGAGGGCTGACTACGCCACGGTTGAACGCGAGGCGTTCTACATTCTGCCTACCCAATTAAGGTACTCCTACTCCCCCTATCGTACCTAGACCGCCCACCTGCACGGCGAGCGGATACCCAACTACCTTGAGGCAAGAACTGAGTGGAGCCTTGCAGCGCGTCCTTAGAGAGCGCGTCACGCTTTGCCTTTTTCAAGTCCTTCTCCAGCTTCTCCATCGTTCTTTCGGATTGACATATCCGAAGTCCCGATTGGGTGGCCACGTAGATCGAAACATAAGTCGCGAATGTCTCTGGCCAGTTCGCGTAATCATTTCCGAAGTCGAGGCCGTCGGAGACATAACTGACATAAATGTCATCCACATCCGCGAACCACCAGCCGGCTTCTTCGTTGTACTCAAGTAAGGGGGTTTTAAGGTACTCGTCACTGCACACCTTCGATAGCCGAACGCAGTCAGAAGGACGCTCGAAAGCCCTGCGGTACCCGAAGGCGGGAACAACGTCGGCTGAGTACGTCAACTTGGAAGTGCGGAGTGCGAACTTCCACTGGCCTTCTTCCAAGCAGAACTTCACCGCCCCGCGCCACACGACGTCAAGAATGCGACGCGGTTCCCTGTTCTCCGTAAGGGAAGCCAAACTGCGCTCCCCCAACAGGTACAGAGCTTGATTGTATATGCTTAACTGATCGCTGGCCACGGTGCCTCCCTACGCTGTGATGAGGTTGTTCACTTCATGTTCGTGCATCCATTTTACAGCTTCGGCTTGCGTTGGGAAGCCGTCTTTTAGCACGACTTTATCAGACCTACGCATTACCCGGTGACGCGCCTTCACACCGCCGTAGTTTACTACGAGTTGGCTGTCTGTTGGAGGGATTTCAGTTGCGGGTTCAGGGGTATCGTCAGGAGTAATTTCAGCGGTACTTTCAGCAGCAGGTTCAGGGATACTCTCAGCCTTAACTGCGGGTGCCGCCGCGACTCCATTTAGCTGGACGTATCTCAGCAGCTTGACCTGTGCCCAATTACCGCCTTGGGAGATTACCAGTATTTCAGCGAACCACGCGTTGTCTTCGGTTATTACCTCGATACGATCTGTTGGGTTCAGTTTAGCCGCTACGTGAGACCAGTACGCGGGGGCAAGCAGATGTTTGACTTCAGTGCCGGCTGCGGGTGTCATCGCCCATACGCGACGGGTGTACTCCGCCTCTTTAAAGCGGTCTGGAGTTAACTTGGGAGCGAGCTTAATAGATTCTGCCATGTTTCAGTATCCTTTTAGTTATGAAAACGGGCGCTGTTTAACGAGCGCCCGAGAATCATACCACTTATCACTAAGCGTTGTTAGGTGATAGTCAACCCTGTTGTCGACACGGTAGCCGCACCGCCGGCGGTAACTGCTGTCACCCGATGGATCGTGGTTACTGGTCCGGTATCCGTATCACAGACCAACATGATGTCGTTTACCGCCAGGCCAAGGTCGCTACCGTTGGTGAAGTACCCGGAGGCGTCCACATCGGTAGCCACATCGGTCGATGAGTAGTACCACATTCTTCCCGCGCCCGTTAAAGGAGCAGAAACTAAGGCTGGGGGGTTTGTAGTTGCGTAAGCCATGTTGTATGTCTCCTTAAATTATTGAGCGGCGTAAGCAGAACCATCATGGTTCAACACTACGATACCCGAGTTTTGCAGAATCTTCGACCCCATGAACGCGCTGCAACGTGCGAACGAGTAGTCGTGCTCTTTATCGTAATCCACTGCGGTGTCGATTCCACCAGAGTTGATCGCGTGACCGATTGCGTTCTTGTGGTACAAGAAGCACTTCTCAGCGGAGGTTGCCTTGCCTGGTAGGTTTGGATGAACGATGAAGTTCACGCCAGCCCAGCGGTAAGACATCATCTGGCCTTCGAAGGGTTTGTTGTTCACGTATTCCACGTTGGCGAATTCTTTAGTCTGCATCAGGTACGCATGGAACGCTGGCGTAATCAAGGCAGAGACATTGCCGTCAAGCGGAACGCTGTTGTTACCCAAGATCGCGATACCGTACATGACCATCGACAAGTTGGCGGTCTGTGCGGTTCCAGTGTCTTGAGTAGCAGTGTTCAGTTCGGTGATGATGTCGTCGTCGATCTTACGATTGATAACCGACATTGTGGTGTCCTGCATGATTCTGCGGCCATCCCCTTGCGAAGAGAAAATGTTGTAGCTTGTGCGACGAACCAGATCGTGCCACTCGGTCAGAGAAGCGGAATACTGTGTCAGGTTATCAGCACGGGCGGGTATAAGACCGTTCAGACCTCTCGTTACCGCAGTGGCGGCGCCAGAGTCAGCAACCAAGAAGGTAGCGGTGTTGCCCTTAATCATCGCCTCAGTAGTGACGGTGTTGCGGGTCAGGGATTGTTTTTGCTCGAAGCCAGCGATAAACTCGGCTCGGTACTGCGTTTGATATGCGTGGTCAGACATAATGGACTCTCCAAAGTTAAAAGATATTCACATATCCGTCGGCTTGGGGTGTCCTCGCTGTCTATCTCGATCAGGTATCCCGTGAGGGGTTGATCTACCTAGCACCTGTGGAGCCTTGCTATCGGTGTTATGGCGTAAACATATTCCGATTAAAGAAAGTTGTCAAGATATTTCTTTGTTTGACTTGCTAATGCCTTTGAACCATACTTCTTTCGTCGGTGCGGCTTACGCTGTGATCGAGGAATAAACGGTCAGTCGCTTTTCCGTGTGAGCCTTGACAGCGTAAGTCGCACCGATTTTTTATTTACTGATCTTATCCTGAACCGAGGCGAGGTCTCTGAATCTTGCTTGTAACGCCTCTGCCTTTGGCCCCTTCCAGTATTCCGAACTACGATCGCCCATCATCGTTTGCAAATTCTGCATCTCGCTCTGGATGGCTTGCGCTGCGTTCACGCCAGAACCCGGAACAACTGTCGCTGTCGGATTAACTTCGCGAGAAAGTGACGCCAACCATCTCAACATGCTGGGGTCGTTCGCGATCAACGTACCGTTGGCCAGCCTACCTCCCATTATCTGCTCTTTCACCCCTTGGGGCGCACCGTCAAGTAGACCCGTGATGAGGTTAATGTTCAGCTTGTACTCGCTACCCCAATCCGCCCGAAGTTCTTCCGTGCCTGTTTCCCGTGCGGCTTGATCCTTCTCAGCGCGTTGCTCCATGAACTTCTGGTTAGCTGCTGCTTGCCAGCCAATCGCCTTTTCCACCTGAGCGGGGGTCATGTTCATATCGTGCGCAGTGGCTAAAAAATCATCAACCTGCGCGGCGTCCATCCCCTCTGGTATCTTGACCCCGTATTCTTTAGCGGTGATGGGGATGCCGTTATCCGCACGCCATGCCGCTACTTCTTCTGGCGTCGGGTTCTCAGGCAGGGGTGCTTTTAACCCTCCACTAGAAATCTTGTTCTGGGCGGCGATGAGCGCATCTATCGCGTCCTTCTCGGAGGAATACCGGGAAAGCCTGGACAGTAACTTCGCGTCGCCGTTAGCATAAGCGGTGCGCTTGGTCGCCCAATCGTTCGGGTCTGCTGCGGTTGTGGAGGTTGTTTCGGTGGTTGACGCTTCGGTGGTATTGGTGGTTGACGCTGCGGTGGTATCGGTGGTTGCGCTTGCAGGGTCTCCCGTTGATACTTCGGGTGCTGCTTCTTGGTCGGACATTCACTACTCCTTAAATTTACCTGCGTTTAACTTCAACATTTTTACTACTTGTAAACCTACAAAACGCCTCCCGCTAGAGAAGGCGTGCTCCCTGTCGTTAACGTGATAGCACAGGTCATACGTCCCGCACGCGTTGTTTATCACCCACGCCAATACCCTTTTCTGTTGATCGGGGGTAGCCTCCCCCCTTTCAAGAGCTTGAATCGCGGATATGTCGGGCAATTCCCAATACGCGGGTAGGTCTGCGGGAATGTCTACCCTCTTCTGTGTGGTCATAGCGTAGCCTCAGCCGGTACAATGGACTGCGCTTCGGCCATAGTCTTAGCCACATCACTACCCTTCTGCATCTGGTCGAGCAACGCTGTTGTCTGTTGTTGCTGTTGTTGCTGCGCCTCCATTTCGGCCACTGCTTGTTCGGAGCGTGTCCACTTCGAGGGTATGTTGATGCTTTGCAGCACATCACGAAGAGCAATCTTCACATCCACCATCGACGCTGCGGATGGGTCAAGCGCGATGGCTTCAGCCAACATGCTCTTGGCTTCAAGGAACCGCTGACCTTTCTGACGTTCAGTGGCATCGTGAAGAGGTGACTCGAACGAGAACTCATACCCCGCGCCGTGGAGTTCCTGCGGCATATCCATCGGGGATCCAAACGCGCCAGCGCGGAGCATGAGCGTGAAAGTGTTCTCGCATATCGGTGCGTTGTATTCCGCCTCCATAGGCTCGAACAACGGCATCGCTTGACGGATGTACTCCTGCACGCGTTGCCCAACCTCGTAGGCGGTCATCTCACGCTCAGGTGGGGGTAGTGCCAGCTTGTTCAAGAAGAAGCAGTCTGAGATCATTGCGCGGGTATCCCGTGCCATATCCAGACCGAGGGGGATGCCCTTCATGTCGTGAGTCAGAGGCCGTAGTACCTCGCCCAAACGCTCATCGTATTCAGAATCGGCTATCGTTATGCCTCCTGCGAAGACGCTAATGTCGGAGCGCAAGGCTTCCATCGTCGCGATCATCGGGGGGTTGACTGCCTTCTCGCCAGCCTCGATCAGCACGCTGGTCATCGCTTGGAGTAATCTTGCGTCTGGTAACGCCGCTACGGTAGAGGGTGAGTAGGCGTACTGCGAACCGGAGACCGTCTGCCAGCGGGGTACGATGTACTCCATCATGTGAATATCAACTTCCTCCATCACATGCTTGTTGTCCACGTCGAAGTAGTACGACTTGAACGGCATACGCGATGGCTTCCCTTTCTGGTAAAGGTCGGAGGGCACGATACAGTGCCACACATCGACTTCACACATCGGGTCTTTTTCTAACTTCGATAAAATACTCGGGTGAACCTTGCCAGGGAATAGCCTTGTCAGGTCACGCGCAGTGGGCTTCCACTTCCGGTAGACGGTATCAACTACCCCTTCTTCGTTCTCGCGCCATGCTACGTCGCGAAGGTGCCAGCATCGGTACAACAGCCCGTCAGCGTTGCGGTTGAGGGATGTCTGGATAACCGCTTGACCGAAAGCGGCGAAGTCGTGGTCAGCTTCCTTGGTAGCGCGTGTGAACTGCGAACGGCGGTTGTACATCGCTCGCTTCATAACGCTACCAGCCCATTCGAGCCATGCCCTTGCTTCAGTCCCAAGGGTCTCCCAATTCGCGGAGGTGCGTATCCTGAACCAGTCCTTGCTGGTTGGCCTAAGCATCGAACCTAGAGAGTTACCCAAGTCTCGCCTCGCGAGTATCGGATAGCTGGTCGTCAAGTTATCCGCGAACTCCGCTCCGATGTTGCGCACCGTGGTGAAGTCAGCGCGTTCAGGGTAGAAGTTATCCGCGATCTCTTGCCACAACGACAGGAGGGATGCTCTGCTATCGAACAGCTTCTTACCCTGCTCTAGGTGAAACTCGATTGCTTCCATCTATCCTCCCAATATGGTACGCATTACAGTCCTTCGGGGGTCCAGCCCACCCAACATCTGGCGGGGGTATGTTCCCCTATCCCCAAGGACTAGGGCACTTATATCGCGCACCATCTGTAAGTGCTTGGGTAGGGGTGCACTAGTCGCGGCATCGG